CATAGCCGTCCATATCCCCAGCTTCAATTTCTGCTTTGTCTTCTTCGGCAGGTGTAATCTTCAACTCTATATCTCCGCCCATACCCCGCTCCATTTGCTCTACGTAATCGTAGAAACTGTTAGGCGTATAGGTATGCTGTTTAAACTGTTCTATTCCTTTCATTTAAAAACAACTCCTTTCTAAACAAGATAAAGGGGCAGGAATAACCCGCCCCCTGTTTTATCTACCACTACTACTCGTTATACAACTTATGCTTAAACCTCACGATACGAACATTTTTCGGCTCATATACCCGCTCCCAGTTATCGCCATTTTCCAGGTTCCCGTTTGTGGGGGAAGGATGGTTCGATTCGACTACTTCGTCCTTAAACTTCACGCCACGGGGGTGCAGGATAAAGTGCCTTCGATTAATCAGGATATCATCTCCTGCTAGGCTATCCCTATCCGTCTCAGTCTGCACGGGGGCTTGCCCTTCACCTTGTCCAAAAGCTCCTTCGCCGAATACATAAGTCTCGAAGATTTTATCGGTTCCGCTTCCGCTGGTCGGCAGTCCATCATCAACAACCACACGCTTGCCCTGGAACGTAGGCATAACAGCGTCCACTTCAGAAGGCTGCACATAGTCGATCAGGTCCAGCTTTCTTAACCTCGCCACGACTGCCGAATGCATAAGCCAACCAGTTAGCTTATCCTGCGCATCGCCCAGCTTATAAACTGCGTCGATTGAGGTCTCTCCACAAATGTTAGCGTCGGATCCAGATTCACCAGAAATATCCAGCTCATTCCCGTCCATTCCGGTACCTGCGAATACCCCTTTCAAGGTAGAAATCACAATAACCTGCATTCTGCGGGCCCAGTAATTAGCAACCAGGTCGGCCACTGCAGCCATCGGGTCGTCTCCGGAAAGTGCCTTCGCCAGGTCGTTAACACTCCATGCCTTACCCCTCATCAGTAAAGCTGCCACGTCTTGCCCTGCTTCGATTTTACCCACTCCTAGAGCTTCGTCGTCCCGGAGAACTTCGTCGTTACCGTCTAAGTCTTCCCAGAAGGGCATGTTCAGAAGCCGCCCACCTGTCTGTGCCAGCCTGTCTAACTCGTTATTCCTTTGAACGATTCCGCTCTGGAATAAAGCCGATAACTTCGCTGTCTGCTCTACCACATAGGGATTGAATACTTCGGGAACTATTACATCAGAAATCTTTGTCTTACTCATTATAAATCACTCACTTTCTTTTAATTTTTAATTTAAAACTATTTTACGCCTGCCTCAGATTTTAATCTTTCAGCAAGCTTTGGATCTTCCTTCAAAATGCGCCCCTGTTCAGTAAGGTTTAAAGATTCCTTCTTCCAGGGGTTATTCTTTACCGCCGGGGGAGTCGATTGTGTGTCGTCAGTGCGATTGCCCCTCAGATCTGGCCCGAACAAATAATCATTCTCTTCTTTAATTTGTTTTAGTTGTTCGTCAAGCCCGATCAAGTTGCCATCATCATCAAGAGAAACTTTTTCTGTATCAACAAGTGCCTTTGCAGCCTTCACATTTTTCGCTTGCGATTTCATCAAATCTTGCTCCAGTGCAAAATTGAACTTTTGCTCCTTTATCTTCTGCTCGTACTGACTCTTCGTTTCTTCGTTAGCTTGCTGTAATTCCTGTATTTTGTCTTGCAATTCTTTGCTGTCCTGCGAATTCTTCCTCAACTCTTCCAACTGCCCGTCCCGTTCTTTTAGCTGATTCTGTAATTCCTTTTTCTCGTTGTTCACTTCGTCGAACCTTTGTTTTGGTATATAATTTCCATCGTCAATAAATACCTTTTTATCCCCTAGCTTTTCCTCTAACTGCTTATACAATTCCTCGCCCAATAATTCTTTCAACTTCTCCATTGCAATCACTCCCTGTTCGATTTCACTTTTTTACGTGGTCGTGTCCACGGATCGTCTTTGCGGTTTACGCCAGCAAATACCAAAAAGGCGAAGTTAAATAACCGCATCTTGAATGCGGCTTAATTAAACCTAGCGGGGCCGACACCGAAGTGCCGACCTCGCCGGAGGGTTGGCTGTTATCTTTTTCTACCTAATAACATTATATCACACTCAAACAGCTTTGCACTGCAGTGGTGCAAAAATTATTTAAAAAAACTTGCAACCCTTTGTATTCGAAGTTTGGCCTTGCTTTGTCATTTTACTTTTTTGCCCTGCAACATTCAAAACAGCTTGCTATATGGTAAAAAATAAATCGCATTTTTTGCCATTGCGACCGCATGCGATTGCCATAGCATTGCCATTGCGACCGCATGCGATTGCCATAGCATTGCTATTAGTTATTCAATATTATCATTCTAGCAAGGCAGGCTACGATTATTCCAAATCCCAATAAAATTAAAAATAGTCCCATAATTCCCCCTCCTTATTCTGTTCTGATAATCTCTACGGTATAGGTGCAACGACAGCGAATGTCGTCTTCTGCAGTCCCCATCATTCCCGGCCCTGGCCCCCTTCCGCCAGTTTCAGGATTGTAAAAATCCTCCTCGTACGGAACCTGCTTGCCGTGCATTAGGTGGTGTCGGCCTTTAGCATCGGGATATTTGCCGCCGGGGTCGCCCCTAACTCTATCATCTTCTGCAGTGATCCATTTTTTCATCATCACTACGCCTTGTGCGCTAGCCCGGTCAAGTGCAATAGTTTTCCCCTGTTCCTGAACCCTGTGCGCTTCTGTTCTAACAATTCTATCTGCCTTTTTCCTATCGCCCTCTAACTCGTCCGTGACACGTAGTCCAATGTCTCTAAAAGATTCACCCCGTCGTAGTCCCTGTGTTATCTCTTCTTCTATCCTGAAAATTAGATCGTTCCTTCTTCTTTGCAACCTTACATTAAGGGCTACGCCAGACAAAGGATCCTGCAACCTTTCTGTAATTGTTTCACCTTTTAATTTACCCCTAATAGTTCTGCCTGCTTCTTCTTCAATAGCTGATACACTATCCGAGAAGGAGCTACGCATAGCCTTACGAAGAGACGATCTGATTTCCCTGCTGATACTTGTATAACTACTTCTTACAATTTTCCTAATTTTTTTATCAAAGTTCTTTTTTCTATCGTATTTTTGAAGTTCTGAGAAAGGTTCATCTCCGTATTTTGAAAATAATTCTGATACTTCTTCTTTAATTTCTTCAGCAAGCGCTTTGTAGTTTTGCCTTATACCTCGTTCCGCATCTCTTTGTAGTGCTTCAACTTGTCTTTCTATCCTTTTAAACTTCTGCTCTACGCTCATATAATCGCCCCCTTATTCTTCGTCTTGTTCTTTATCCTCAAGGCGATCTTTGAGTCTTTCTATCTCTTCACGAAGTGCTTCTGTTTCTTCATTTGCCAGTTGGTCTCCATATTCTTCCATCTCTTCTTCCATTTGTTCTTTCTCTTTTTGTTCGTCTGATACCCAAGGATGATTTGACCTGATTGTTTTGCTGCTAACCATTCCTTGCGATTTTTCTGCTATTTCAACATGCTCCTTCTGGTTTATCGGTTTGGACTTATTGTAGGTTATCTTTACGCTCTTTTCTGCCCCTTCTGGTGCATTGTATATACCTGCTATCCTGAAATACTGAATCAAGAACCAACAGAACTTTTTAATTGCAAAGCTAAACTTCCTTGCCATGATATCGCTTTTCAAGTCTAACAGGTGGTAAAGGTGCTTTAGCGCGACTCCCGAAGGTACGTTTCCGAATTTTTCCATGTTCGTGTCCACGCCCTGCCCGAAGGTGAAGATGTTATCTTCCAAGCGCTTCAGGTATCGTTCAACTGCGTCAATGTCAATATCTACGCTCAAGGTGTCCACGCCTGCGTTTTCTGCAGGGTCGTCAATCTTGATAACCCGGTAGTAACGAAGGTTCTCTTTAAACTCCTTCAAGCTATCGCCCTCGTAGCCTCTTAATACATAGATAAGCTTCTGAACGTCGGTCATATCGTTTCCTGTATCGGAAGTTAAAAGGTCTATCATATCTATATGTTCGTAATAAAATTTTATATCCGGGATTCGTTCCTTATTGTTCGGGAAGGGAATAAAAGGAACATATCCCCAGCCGTATCTTTCACCGTTCAACCAGTAGTGAGGGGCGGGATTTTCTCCCCCTGCAACTTCCTCGGTGTCTTGCCTTTCAAAGTGTCCGCCCTGGTTCATCACAAAATACTCTACTTCGTTTTTTGTCCACCATTCAGCCCGGTAGCTTTCACGGTTGTTTACAAAGAAGGGATAGATCCTGATTAGATTTGTAATATTCTTCTGGTATTCGGTATCATAAATAACAATCACTTGTTCTGCTGGTATAATAACGTAGTCGAACTTGCCCGATTCGTCGATGAAAGGGTGCAGGTAGTCTACGCCCTTATTACTGGAATTTTTCCCTAACTCCTGCAGATTGTCTTCCCACTCTTCGTTAAGGTAATCATTCAAAAGGTTATTCAGTCGTTCAGGCTCTGCGCTAATATTTGGAGGATTGCCCAAAAGGTAGCTAACCTTCTGATCGACAAGAAGCTTATGGTAATTGTGGGAGATTCGATTGTTTACTGCTTCCTTGTCTTCCGATTTGGTTCCATCTTTTTCGTAGTAGTATATCCGCCTTTGTTTTATATCGTTGTCGTTGTTGTAATATTTTACACCTTTTTCCATCAGTGTAGTATCCTGCTGATAGAAAAGGTCTTTAATAATCGCCCCACTGGTTGCGTCAGTATCATGCTTAAGTTGAAGTGCTATCAATTCTTGTTCGGTTATCATTCATACTCACCCCTTTACTCTAATTTAAAAATCCTAACCCTTCTTTTTTCTCAATTTCACCTAAGGCTTGACTCATAGCATCTACCTGATCATCATTGGCAGCATTTGGAAATCCTGACGCTGTTGAACTGAACTTCCCTTTCGAGTTGACCCCGGAGCTGGAGCTGAAATACACGGGGGATCATGGTATGCGTGGGCTTAAATCCCTGAAAAAGGAGCTCTCAAGACACGAGCTCAAGGATATTGCCGCCTGGCTGCAAAGCAATACCGAACACTATGTGTGCAAAATCATTTCACATTTTCTGAAGCAGACCGCTCAGCGAAATATTTGTCTGGCAGGCGGGCTTTTCGCGAATGTAAAGCTGAATCAGAAAATTCATGAACTTCAGGGAGTTCGCAATATCTACGTCTATCCCGCCATGAGCGATGCCGGTATAGCGCATGGTGCGGCCTGCGCCATGCACACGAAGAAAAATGTTTTAAACGATGTCTATTTGGGACCCGGCTATTCGGACGGAGCGATAAGGCGTGTTCTGAGTCGAAGTTGCTTGAATTATAAGAAGTGTGAAAATGTTGAGCGGGAGATCGCCGGTTTGCTGGCTCAGGGGAAGATAGTGGCAAGGTTTAACGGGAGAATGGAATATGGCCCGCGGGCGCTGGGCAACAGAAGCATTCTCGTAGAGGCAAAGAATCCCGGCATAAACGACGTCCTTAACGAACGGCTCGGC